GGGCATGAGCAAGGTGCGGCATCCACTGCTTCTGGAGGCGGTGCTGCGCTTCCAGGCTAATGCCCGCTCTGAGTTGCTGCCGACTGACGGCCCGGTGAAAATTCGCAACGACGACAACAACGCCGAACTGCGTGAAGACCAACTGGCTAACGCCCTGGAGCGCGACCTCAACCACTACCTGACGGCGGTGGCGACGGAGTACTACCCCGACACCGACCGCATGCTGCTGATGCTGGGGTTTGGTGGCACGCAATTCAAGAAGGTCTACTTCTGCCCCCTGCGTAACCGTCCCGTGTCCGAGACGGTGGACGCCGACGACCTGATCGTCAACAACGACGCCACCGACCTGTCGAACGCCAAGCGCATCACGCACCGCGTCATGATGCGCCCCTCCGTGGTTAAGCGCCTGCAGATCATGGGTGTCTACCGCGACGTCGCCCTGGGTACGCCCAAGGCGGCGAACCTCGATTCGCTGCAGCGTGAGGAGAAAGCGCAGCAGGGCATTGAGGTCAGCACGACCAAAGCTGAAGACCGCGACCGCGAAATTTATGAAGTCTACTGCGAACTGGATATCAAGGGTTTCGAGCATAAGCACAAGGGCAAGGCGTCCGGCCTTGAAATCCCCTACCGCGTGACGATTGACGTCTCGTCGAAAGAGATTTTGTCGATTGTCCGTAATTACAGCGAGGACACCAAGGCTCTGCCGGTGTCTCGCAAGAACTTTGTGAAATACACATTTGTGCCGGGTCTTGGATTTTATGACATCGGGCTCCTGCACATCCTCGGTAACACGACCAATGCCATTACCGCCGCGTGGCGCGAACTTCTCGACGCGGGGATGTACTCCAACTTCCCCGGCTTCCTCATGGCCGACACCGGCGGACGCCAGAACACCAACATCTTCCGAGTTCCTCCTGGGGGTGGCGCGCTCGTTAAGACTGGCGGACTGCCCATTTCACAAGCCATCATGCCTATGCCGTATCAGCCGCCTTCTCAGGCTCTGATGATGCTGGTTGATAACATGGCCCAGACGGGGCAGCGCATCGGCGGCACGTCCGAGATGCAGGTCGGCGAGGGCCGCGCCGACGCCCCCGTCGGGACTACGCTGGCCATGATTGAGCAGGCCACCAAGCTGCTGAACGCGGTGCATAAGCGCCTGCATGCGGCGCAGGCCGAGGAGTTCCAGTTGCTGGTGGAGGTGTTCAAGGATCACCCCGACAGCTTCTGGCAGCGTAAGGGTCGCTCGTCGGTGAAGTGGGACGAGCAGACGTTTATGCAGGCCATTAATAATTGCGAACTGGTGCCGCAGGCTGACCCGAATACAGCGTCTCACGCCGTCCGCGTCATGAAAATCACGGCTCTCAAGCAATTGCAGCAGGCCAATCCGTCGATGTATGACCCGATTGCGATTGATACGGCTGCCCTGCAGGCGATTGGCTACTCCAACCCGTCTCAGTTCTTCGCGCCGCCGTCTGCGCAGCAGCAGCCGCCGCCCGAGATGCAGCAGATGATGGCCAAGATGGCTAATGAGAAGGCTGCGGCGGACGCCAAGAAGGCTGTAGCCCAGGCCAAGGTCGCCGAGGTGCAGGCGAAGATCGCCCAGGGCGCATACGCCAAGAGTGGCGGCTCCCCAGCTCCGGCTGGCGGCTTGGGTAACGCCAAAGACCCGCAAGTCGAAGCTATGCTGGCGCAGGCGAAGATTGAAGACGCCAAGACCCGCCGCATGGAAGTGCAGGACAAGACGCGCCGCTCCTCGGTCGAAGACGAGAACCGCGACCTCGACCGCGCCAGCAAGGAAAATCTGGCGACACTAGGCTTGGCGAAGGACATCCTGATCCATCACATCAACGCCAATAAGGTTGAGAGCGAGGCGAAGGAAGTTAAGAAGGACATCACGGAATGATCTCCGACCCCAAGTCCCTCAAGAAGGCCCTGATGGTGGCCAAGTCCATCACCTCGTCCATTTCGCCGGACTTTGGGGTTGCGAAGGTTGTTCCGGGTCGGTTTGCTGAGGGCGGCTACATCCCGCACGGCGACCCCCGGAGAGATGAGAACTTGGCGGCCCATATGGCGGGAAGCAAAACACCGCCGGTGCTGTACCACGGGACCGGCGTCCATGAAGCGACTATGGGCGAAAACAAACGCCCTCTTGGCGATATAGAGCAATTTGACCGTCATGCCGCTTTCAAGGCGTTTAATCGCCCAGAAGGCATGGACGCCGTAGGTACTTGGCTGTCCGAAACGCCGGGAGATCATACTTCAGCGCGGCCCGGCGCCGGGTTATACGCTGGCTCTAATGGGGCTGTGTATCCAGTTCATGCCAGGATTAAAAACCCGTGGGTGCCCAGAGATTTTGATCACTTTCTTGACGAGATGCACTTGGCCGCTGATCGAGACCCCAAAGCGCAAAAACCCAGAGGTCGTGGGTCTGTTTCCGAACTGAGGAACAAACTAATCGCGGCTGGGCACGATGGCATCTATTTCTCCCAACCCATCGACCACCGTAATCAGTCCCCGACCTGGGTTGCTTTCGATCCCCACCAAATCAAATCCGCCGTCGGCAATAACGGGCAGTTTGATCCGTCTAAGCCCAAGATTACCGAGTCTCACGGCGGCTACATCACGCCGCCGCACTACACCTCCGGCGGCGCGGTTGACGACGTCGGCAAGACGGTCCCCGAGAGCCCCCACACGATTGCTCTGCAGCGTCAAATGCTGGTTGACGGCAAGAAGGCCGCCGTCCTGCACACGTCAGGCTCATCGGTTCCGCCGCCGGAAGGTATGGCGGCGATGCATATCCCCGATGGCCTGCTGCACTACAATCCGCAGATGGTCAGCCCCCAGCAGATCGTCCACGCCGTCCGCAGCAACCGCCTGAACGACGTCCTGGGACTGGGGCCGTATTCCAAAGATGATATCTTCTCCCGTCTCCAGCAGGGCGAGCAGCCCCTGGCCGTAGTCATCCGTGACCACGGGGGCCACGAGGCCCTATCCTCATTTGGCACCCACGCCACCGCCGAACACCAGATCGCCGCCATGCGGCATCAGGTGCCCGATGGCGGCAGCATCGGCGTAGAGCCGGTGGAGAATGTGCTGCGGGAGCGGGTGGGGCATTTTGCGGGGGGCGGTTACATCGACCCTGTAGAATCCTCACACCGCGCCCTAATGGTAGCAAGAAGTCTTCATAGGGCTGATGGGGGTGAGACTGATGCGCCCAGCATGGCGCAACAATCGGCATCGCGTTTTCGCAACCTGATCAACAATGTCGCGCCCCGCACGCCGGGCCCTCAATACGCTGGCGGCGCCAAGCCTGATTACGCCGGTCCCGTCAGCATTCCGCAGTTGCGGGACGCTTTCAGCAGCGCCATTGCCCACCACTTGTCTTTGTCGCCTGAAGAGCGGCAGCAGAACCGCCGGGCTGCAGATCAGGCGCTTGCGCCGCACATTGGCTGGCGCAAGGACGGCATGCTCGTCCCCCTGCTGGGCAAGAACGCCAAACTGATGAAGACGTCAGAGGGATACCGTGGCGAAGAGCCTGTTATGATTGGCAACCGAGGCATCGAAACAACCGGCCTTGCACTTGCTCCCGCCTATCGGGAAGGAAAATTTACGACCTGCCCCAACTCGGCATCCTGCGTCGACGAGTGCCTGGGGAAGACCGCGAATAATTATTTCAAACTTGGTGGCGGCAAGGACTTGAGCGCATTTAAGGGCCCGCGCCTGAACAGTCTGAAAAAGACGATTGCTATGATGCGTCAGCCAGAGGCTTTTGCCGTGCGGCTGCACGACGAAATTCAGGCAGCCAAGCTGCAGGCCGAGGCCAATGGAAACCACCTTGGCGTGCGCCTCAACGTCTTGTCAGACATCAATCCTGTCGTTCACAAGGCGCTAATGGAAGCGCATCCTGATGTGTCGTTCTATGATTACACCAAGAACAACACCGATCCGATTGCCCCCAATCACCATTACACCTATTCCTCGACCGGCGTGTCTCAGCCAACTGGAATCAATGGGCTGAAAGAGGGCGTCCACAACCCGCATTCGAACTGGAAGCAAATGCGGCGTCGGTTGGATAGTGGCTCAAATGTGGCCATGGCTTTTTCGCACAAGGAATTACTGCCAGAAGAAGTCTACGACCACGAAACCAAAAAGACCTACAAGGTCGTCAACGGCGACATTCATGATTTTCGCCCCCTGGATATTCAGCCGGAAGGCGCAGATGGCGTCATTATTGGACTAAAGAACAAGAAAATCACTAGCTCAGGCACTAATGCTGCCAATGGCTCAAATGGGTTCTTTGTCCACTACGATCCGCAACTCATGCGCACTGAGAAGGGGACCATACTTCGGGGAGAGAAATATGGTTTGAACCCCGAAACCGGTAACCCTTACCGAGGACTGCCTATCGCCACAAACAAGAGGGTTGAGATCGCGCATCAAAGCCCGTCGCCGATTGTGAAAACGAACGATAACGCAGGAGATGTTTGATGATGAAGAAGCTATCTCAGGAAGATTTTTACCATCAGTTCCACAACCTTGAGCACCACTACGATTCCATGGATGCTGACAGGTCAATTATGGACACGATGTCGCCGCGTGAATTTTACCGTGCAACGGGTGGTCGCGTTGATTTCAAAACATCAGCCAGGAATAAAGCTCACGCCAAGCTAATGAAGTACCGTTAAAAGCGCCTCGCGTTAATGCAGTTGTGTGCTACATTCGGCCAAACAACTAACCGGGACGCCGGTCTACTCCTAGGAGCCACCCATGTCTGAAGCTGCCAAAGCGGCCCGGAAGGCGATGAAAGACAAGATCGCCCGCCTTGTCCGCACCGACCCCAAGCAAGTCG